AGTAACTGCCACAGCAGATGTAACTGCTAAAGCAGAAGTAGCACCGGCGCCTGCAACTGAAGCGACACCAGTAGCTGAAACAGCACCAGCACCAGTAGCTGAAAAAGCACCTGCAACTGAAGCGGCACCTGCGGCATCAGGATCAAAAGCAGAAGATATACTTGCAATGATCCGTTCAAGACAGTCGTCTTAATAGATTAGATTATCGAGCGGTGGAAACATCGCTTAGATAACTACTGATAACGTAATATAAAGATATTGAATTAGGAGAAAGAGATGGCTAAACCATTTGACGCAAGTAAATTTAGAAAGAGTATTACTAAAAGCATTCCTGGAATGAGTTTAGGTTTCAATGACCCAACAGACTGGGTTTCGACAGGTAACTACGCCTTGAACTATTTGATTAGTGGCGACTTTACTAAAGGCATTCCTCTAGGTAAAGTAACAGTGTTTGCTGGAGAGTCTGGAGCAGGCAAGAGTTATATCTGTTCAGGTAACATTGTTAAGAATGCACAAGACCAAGGTATATTTGTTATATTAATTGATAGTGAGAATGCACTTGATGAAAAATGGCTACATGCACTAGGTGTAGATACATCAGATGATAAACTACTTAAATTGAATATGGCTATGATCGATGACGTAGCTAAAACTGTCTCAGAGTTTGTAAAAGAATATAGAGACATGCCTGAGGAAAACAGAGCTAAAGTTTTATTCGTTATTGATTCGCTAGGTATGTTACTAACTCCTACAGATGTTAATCAATTTGAAGCAGGTGATATGAAAGGTGATATGGGACGTAAGCCTAAAGCACTAACAGCACTTGTACGTAATACTGTTAACATGATCGGAGCACTTAACATTGGTATTGTAGCAACTAACCACACATACGCATCACAAGATATGTTTGATCCAGATGATAAGATATCAGGCGGACAAGGTTTTATTTACGCATCAAGTATTGTTGTTGCTATGAAAAAACTTAAACTAAAAGAAGACGAGTTAGGTAATAAGATATCAGATGTTAAAGGTATTAGAGCAGGATGTAAAGTAATGAAAACACGTTATGCTAAACCTTTTGAAGGCGTGCAAGTTAAGATTCCTTATTCAACTGGTATGAGTCCTTACAGTGGCCTGGTTGATATGGCGGAAAAAGCAGGACTGCTAGTTAAAGACGGTAACAGATTACGTTTTGGTGAAGCAGACAGCGGAAACGAAATCAAACAGTTCCGTAAAGCATGGGAACTGAACGAAGACGGCTGTTTAGATAAAGTTATGGCTAGTTACGGAAAAGTAGCAGAAGAGATAAGTATTGAAGAAATAGAAACTATGGATGACACTGCTGTAGAACAGCAAGCTCCAGAAGTTATAGTTGAACCAACAATGACAGAGGGACAAAAATAAAATGTCTGAACCACTAGTAACAGCCTCTGAAGTGTGGCTAGCAGTTAAAGAACATATATCAGATGAAGAACAAGCAGGTATTGATGTTGTTAATGCACTAATTGATAACTTAGGATTTGACGGAGAAGCAATTAAAGCCAGTGAATTAGGTCAAGACGAAGCTATTAAAAATGCAGTATCAGAGTATGTGTTAGACGAGGAAGAAGAAGACGATGGTCTAGATACTTGGGGTGATGAACAGGATGATGAGGATATTGAGGACGACTACTAATGTGGTATAATAAAGTAGTTGATAACATTGGTAATTTACCTGATTTCATAATGTACTATCGAAATGAATTAGAAAGTGCCAAGAAAGATGTCAGTATCTACGGATATGTTGAAAAGAATCTTAGTGATTTACCAGGAGTAACCGAACATCGATTTCATCAATTGCAAGAAATTGAAGCAGTGCTTAACTTTCTAAACATACAATTACGTAAAATTAGACGTAAGCACTTTCAAAAATATCTAGAAGCATATCAAAGAGCATTAACATCGAGAGACGCTGAAAAGTATGTTGATGGTGAAGATGAAGTAATTGAATATGAAACATTGATCAATGACATTGCTTTACTTAGAAATCAATGGCTAGGTATAATGAAAGGACTTGAAAGTAAAAACTTTATGTTAGGACATGTAGTCAGATTAAGAGCCAGTGGCATGGAAGATATACAACTGTAATGTTTGAGACTCCGCAAGAAAGTCATGCTCATTCACGTGAAATGTTGGATGTTATAGAAACCTTTTATGAGTTTATGATATCCGTTAATACTGTTGCTGATATGGGAGGTGGTGCAGGTCTAGATGCTGAATGGTGGGCAACCAGAGAAACAGATCCAGATGTTGATACGACCGGCAAGGCTCAGCCGTTAAATATTAAAACTTTTGTGATTGATGATCAAGCTAAGTTTGATGTTAAACACAGCAATGTTACTCATCTAAAATTAGATATGGAAAATACTGGATTAGATAGCGAACAGTATGACGTTATTACTAGCCATAACAGTTTTCAATATGCTCTTAACCCTATATCCACACTGCGACATTGGTGGGATTTATGCAACCTAAATGGTATGTTAGCACTACAGATTCCCCAAACCACAAATATCAAGTATAATCGCCATGACATTTCAAATCCAAATAATGAATATCATCATTACACTCTGGTTAATTTAATTCATATGTTAGCAGTTAGTGGATGGGACTGTAAGTCTGGATTGTTTATTAAAGATCTACGTGATCCTTGGATCAAAGCAGTGGTTTATAAGGGCGAAGTTAAACCTCAAAATCCTAGAACTACTTCCTGGACAGAGTTAGCTGAATTAGATCTATTACCTGACTCAGCCGTGGAATCAATTAATAAATGGGGATATGTTAAACAACAAGATTTAATATTACCTTGGTTTTCAGGACACATAGGATCATATAATAATCATTGAGTAAACTACCCAGATAAATAGTGGTATGAACAAAATAGAAACTATACCAGTATTCATTGGATATGATCCAAGAGAAGCAATTGCATTTCATACCTGCGTTAATTCAATTATAAGACATGCTACACAGCCAGTGAGCATACACCCGTTAGCACTTAATCTTCTGTCAGGGTATGAGGAAACACATACAGATGGTTCTAATCATTTCATATATTCAAGGTTTCTAGTTCCTTACATGATGGGATTTGTAGGTCGAGCTATATTCATTGATGGCGACATGATAGTCAAAGATGATATAGCAAAATTATGGAATGAAGGAAAAAATTACTCCTCTTGGGATGTCGCTGTTGTCAAACATGACTACAAGACCAAAATGCCTATTAAATATCTAGGATCTAAAAACGAAAACTACCCTAGAAAGAATTGGTCTAGCGTAATGCTTTTTAATTGTGGTATGATGCCTTGTAAAAAATTAACACCTGAATATATACAAAACTCAAAAGGTTCACATTTACATAGATTTAATTGGACAAAAGATGAACGTGTAGTAGAACTACCTAAAGAATGGAATTGGCTAGCAGAGGAATATGATGATAACCCAGATGCTAAACTTGTTCACTATACCTTAGGAACACCTTGTTTTCATGAATTTGCTAACACTGGTATGGCTAACGATTGGCATCAAGAAAGATTATTTACTGATTATTGTCAACAAAGGATTGATCTATTAGATGATACAGACCACTGACATACTTTGTGTTAACAGAGTTGGACACGATAAAGAGCCTAAAAATAATCACAAGTTAGAAACAACAGCTATGTATAACTTTACTAAAGGTTGTCAAGGTTATGCAACCAGTTGGGACGAAGCTCAGAATTATCATGATAACACAATAATAATATATGGTGCGGCTATGGCTAGAGGAGTCAAACACTGCTGGGCAAACAATATTAACTTCTTCTACATTGACAACGGTTACATAGGCAATGTATTAAATAATAAACAATTTCATCGTGTAATACAAAATCATGTTCACGATATCAGACCAATAATCGAAAGACCAAGAGATCGATTGGAAGATGTCATAGGGTTTTTAGAATGGACGCGAAGTAAAGGTAATCGCAGAGTTAATATAACTAATCCTAAAGATTTCTTAAAACCTAAATCTTTTAAACCAGGTCGTAATATACTAGTTGCACCACCTAGCCAAAAAAGTTTTACATTATGGGATATTAATCAGGAAGAGTGGATTGATCAAACAGTTGCTGAAATAAAGAAACATACCGATCGACCTATTAGGATTAGATTAAAACGTGCCAGAGATGAAAGATTGGTTGAGAATACAATGGAACAAGATCTAGCAGACTGTCATTGTTTGGTTACATATAATTCAGTGTCTGCATTAGAAGCATTGATAAATGGCAAGCCAGCATTTACATTAGGTCCTAATGCCGCACAACATCTTTGTTATAATGATCTAGCAAAGATAGAAAATCCATACATACCAAATGCCGACGAAGTTGATGCACTGCTAAGACATTTAAGTTACAGTCAGTTTACAAGAAAAGAAATGGCAAGCGGAGCCGCTTGGGACATATTGAATGGCTAACTACACAATCATCAATGATGATGAATTAGCTGTTTTTATTGCAGACCTACTCATTATATCCAGTTATAGAAGAGGCCCCCATTGGCATTTTTGTAACAAGATATATGCCAGTCACTATAATGGTACAAAACCAGTATATAATACATCAAAACATAAAGAAAGAATAAAGAAAGCAGTTAAATCAGATTGTGATAGATGGCAAGACAAGATAATAAAAGAAAAAAGAACAAAATGGAAATTTGATAAAAGAAAGTTAGTGCATTTTGTTTTAAAAAATTTAGAAAAAATATGTAGTATATATGGTCACGGTAATCATCTTAAAGGTAAGCGTTTACTATTATCTAGATATTTAGATAGTCCGTTCGACGGGTATATGAAACAATTATCTAATGCAATATACAATAAACCATCATATAGAACAAAAGAAACATACACCAACATAGAAAAAGATTGTTTAATTAGAAATATGCTGGACAATCAAGTTCTTTTAAAAAATAAAATTGATAACAAGTTTCCTTTTTGGTTTGTAGATAGTGGATATACTAACTTTACTCGAACTTCTGGTGTTAAAATATATCATAGACTATGTCGTTCTGACATACATGCTGAAATACCTAAACATATTTTTCCAATGAACAGACTATTACAGATGATATTCGATAATCGAGGTCTACTAAACGGATTTAAATTTCCTCGACATTGGAGAACAGGAGGGGATACCATAATAATAATACCCCCAAGTGAGCATATATGTGCAATTGGCGGATTAAATCAAGACTCTTGGGTAAAGGAACAAACTAAAAAATTAACAAAACTTACTGATAAAAAAATAATAGTAAGAACAAAAACTGGTTCTAGAAAAACACGTACTAGCTTATACGATGATCTACTAGATGATGACTCTGTGTATTGTGTGGTTGGATATAATTCAAATGCACTGACCGAAGCAGTATGGGCCGGAGTTCCTATAATTACATTAGGTAAGCACGTAACAAATCCTGTTAGTAGAAATAGTCTAGATAAAATTGATAACTTATATAGAGACGATGTCAGTCAGTGGCTTTGTTATCTAAGTTATAGTCAGTTTACCAATGAAGAATTGTTAGACGGAACAGCTAAAGAAATTATGGAGACATGGCATGTATGATGTAGTAGTCTATCTCTCAAGTTTACCTAGAATAGCAGACCATGATCGTAAAGCACAAATATTAAAAGCATTTGCTGAAGGATGTCAGCGTGCTGGTGCGAATGTATTTGTTCAAACTGAATGTAAAGTAATTCCTGCACGACTAGGTGTATTCATTGGATGGTATGGACAAACATTCTCAGGACCTCATATTCACTTGCGTAAAGCAGTGATAGATTGGGCACGTGACAATAAACAGCATTGCATGCCTATAGACGGATCCTGTTTTAAGTTTGCTGACCCTGAAAGCATGTATGTGCGATATAGTCTAGATGGTGTTTATTATAACGAAAATGAGTACGCTAATAAAGGCAGTATCAGTACCAAATGGAATCAAATTAGATATGATCTACGACTTCCAGGAATGAAACCGTGGAAGACACCAGGACAGGGCAGTCACATATTAATATGCTTACAGCGTGATGGTGGCTGGAATATGA